AGTCCTCTCCTGATGGGGCTGGCGTGTGCTTACCGTACACCAGGAAAGAAGGCTTGCAAGTGACAAGCCGTCAGGAAAACCAACGGCTCTGGAACAAGGCTTCAGAGGAAGTGACCGTGAACAGTCACGCCCTGCGCCAGGAACAGCGCCAGCCACCGAGCTGACGCGGCTAGTCCAGCGGCCAAAGCCTGCCGAAATGGGCAAAAGCACCGGCCCCTGTTCATCCACCTTCCCTGCGCAGACAGGTCAGGCCAGCAAGTCCCACGTCAAAGCTATCGCGCCACCCGGAGTGGATGCGTATGCCCACAATGCCTGGCCTGCGGGAATACGGATCGGATACGGCATGACGATCTCGGAGTCACTGCCGGAAATGCTAGAGCCATTGCCAGAGAAGATGATTGCCGCATTGGAGATGGAAGAGCCGGTCGGCCCCACATACAGATCGACGACACCGGTCGAGGTCTTGATCAACCCCGTCTGGATGATCAGGCCACCGGTGTTTTGAGCGGCCGAAACGATCTCCACAATCCCTTTTGGGAATACGGTAATGAAGTGCTTGCCCATGGTTACTGCGTTCATATTGTTCACCTTTGAATGGAATGGTCGGTCACTGAAAGTGCCGTTTTCATGTCGCTCAAAGGCGATGGCCCAAGGCTCGAGGCCTTCACATGATTCAAGGTTCCACAGCGGGAACATTTGATCTGGAGCTCGGTAAACTCGCCCACACGGGCGAGAAGTCGTTTGCACTGCCCGCATCTGCATTCTTTTAACATCGACAAGTCCATTTGATTTCAACCGCCCGCAACCCCGGCAACGATCCACTTTCACGTGAGCCTCAAGGCCCTCAGCGGATTGCCGGAGCACCTTGCAACAACGCCTGAGACTCCCGCACCCACTGCTGCAACGCCCTCAATTGCTCGGCGTTGGCGTGGCATTGGCTGTAGTTGTCGACGACGCTGGCGGCGACGGTAGAGAGTGCAAGGCCCGAGGCGGCGTCATCAGCGACGCTGGGGCCTGCGGCCACGGGCAGATTGGCGGCGCCGGCGTCGTGCACCCGGACAAAACCAGCAGGTACAACGCAGGCGTTATCAGCCGCTTTCGAAACATGGATCGGAACCTCCTTGGTGATAGTGGCGCCCGCCTGATAGACCTTGACGACACGATCGACATACTCGACCACCACCTTCTCCTTGACCCGGCCCAACGCCTGGCCCTGCTCGAAGGATTGCTGCAGTCGTGCCTCGTCCAGGCGCTGCTGCTTACTGCGTTCGCTACCGGCACCGCTGACGAAGCCAAGCGCATAGAGCAACCCAGCCACGACCGCGATGGCCAGCCAACTGCGGATATTCATCACGCCCTCCCTTGACCGATATGAAATGCATCAAGCGACCTGCAAAAATCCCCGTAGCCGCTGCCGCAGGCTGCGAGAAGGTCCGCAGGACCTTCCCTCCAGGTCCAATCGCAGCCGACGGCAGCGGCTAAAAAAGCTGCCCGCCTCTGCATGAACTCAGACCACGGGCAGGCACAACACCGCCCGCGCCCTGGCCCAAAGTTGCAGACGATCCTGCAAGCCGTTCAAACCACCATTGATACGGCGGGTGATGCTGTTGAACTCATCGCGATCGGCCAGGGCATTGAGCCCGCCGCGCTCCCAGAACCAGGCCGCCGACTCGGCGGCCCATTGCGGCTGCTCCAGCAGTTCCGGCAACTCCAGCAGGCGCTCATCGCCAAACAGCCCGAGGCTGCACTGGCGATAGTTGCTGCGCCCGGTGATCTGGATCAGCCCACGCCCGCGATACCGCTGGCCATCGCCGTCGGCTTCTGGGGTGTTGCCCAGGCGTGCGGCGAGCGTTCCGGTGTCGTACTTGCTCAGGTATTGATCACTGCCCAGCTCGCGCACGTATTGCAGTTGCCCGGACTCGTGACCGATCTGGGCCAGAAAAGCCGCCTGACGCTTCGGCGTATCAATCTGCCGATGGGCCATGGCGGTGTTGAGTGGAGAAACAAAAACGCCCGCTTGGCGGCGGGCGTTAGGCATGATTTGTTGCAGTTGTTGTTCGGTAATAAGCATGTTCTGTGTTTGTAAGTCGGATAAGAAAACGCCCCAGCGGTGCGGGGCGTTTATTGGGTCTGTTCAGTTATCCACGATGGTGCAACAGGGCGATATTGACTATCGGGAAAGTTGGCAGATTGCGGCCAATCGCGTAAAGCCTGGATATACACAAGCAGAGTATTGAACTGTTCAATATCAAGACTTGTCGGCGCTTTTATTTCCAATTGATCACGGTGCCGCTCACGCAACCACATGACGGACATCAGATTATCATCGCGCCACGCTCGCTCTTGGCTTGAAAAATCCTGGACCACTATAGGCGGATCAATTAAGCATGGCAGCCCTTGCTCATCATGCGCGCGAATCTGACCAGGCAAAGGATTTCCAATCACAGATTGATAAAGCGCCTCCGATATCTGGATAGCATCCTTTGGGATACGAGCATGAATCCCCATGAGATATGTCGTCTGTGTTGTCTGGCTATAAAGTCTTTTCATCTCAGCTCTCAACTTCCAATTGCAATCCAACGGATAGGAATTCCGGCACTCATAGCAGTTCCATTATTACTATCAAGCCTCCATCTCGCGCCCGTGAGTGTTATTAAATCAAACGCAACAATAGGGATACCGCCTGATCCAGAAGTATTGAGGCCTACATTGATATTAGTGGCACCAGGTGCGCCCAGCACTACACGTGTAGCGCCTGGAAATGCCATAGGAAAGTTTAATGTACCAAACGGGGCAGAACCTCCAGTTGCAGAGACCACCCCCCACTGGAGAATGAATCCTCCTAGCCAACTGGGTAAAGCAATATATCCGTTAGGTGAAAGACTGATTGAGAACCCCCATCGCAGCTTATTCGGAGTGACAATCACGGAGTCGTCTGTCCCTGTAAACGTCTGCGCTAACGTCGCTACCCTCGCTGTACCCTGATTCATCTCTGTCGCCTGAACAGCTAACGCAGCCAACGCAGCAACATCGATATTCCCCTGGTTGATGGGAGCGTTCCAGGCCTTGATGCACCACATAACCGCCAGGTTGCGAGGGCGGGTTTCCTCAGCCGCTCTGGCCACTCGGCTTGCATCAAAATCAATGGATGCGGAACTCCAGGCCCCACCTCCAGCAATACCAGTAGGCACACCAGAGCGAGCATTCGTTTTGAACACTCCCGAACTGTTTAGCGGCGCGGTGTTCCCTGTAGGAAACGTTGATGACTCACCCGTGATGTTCTGCAACGCATCCATCTGGCCACTGCCAAGCGTCCGCCCAACATCCACCCCCCGCCCATGATCCCAACCCCGCAAAAACTCCCCTCGCGACTCCGGCAACCGGAAGTTCCCCGCGCCCTCGCCCCCGGTGTTGAAGGTCGTGCCCAAATAGGCCGCCAGATCCGGATAAGTCGCAGCGCTCTGCACACTGCCGTCCACCTCCAGGAATCCCGTCGGTACCGTACCCTTGGGAAACGGCACCATGGCCCCCACCGGCAGGGCCGACATGTTCTTCAACAACGCCTCGATCTCCGCCTTGGTGTAGGTCACCGACTTGGTATACGCATCGGTGATCCCATACTCGGCCAAGGTCGTGCGGATCTTCTCCGGCGGAATCGAATCACGGACGATCGCCTTGATCGCCGCCAACAACTGATCATGCTCGGCCTCGGCCGGCTCCTTCCCACCCGCACGAATCACGTTGAGCAATTCATCGGTCACCGCATTTCCCCAGTCGGAAGAAATCAGTGAGCCGACTTGCCCCGTGACCGGGTTCTCGTCAACAAACTTCCCATTAACCAACCCAACACTTGGCACACTCTTTGGATAATCCACTCGTCTGTCCTCTCGTTGTCATTCATCCACACCGACACAGCTCGGCGTGGACATAGTTAGAAAACTGGAAAAGAAAACGCCCCGGCGAGGCGGGGCGTTTATTGAACTTGCTTGGCAATCCAGGGGGGCGCTAGCGGACGCACATCGGCATCGGGGAAATCCACCGATTGCGGCCAATCGCGCAGGGCTTGCATATACACCAGCAGCTCCTTGAATTGCTCCCCATCAATGCTGGTCGGGGTTTGAATTTCGAGCTGGTCGCGATGCCGCTCACGCAGCCACATCAGCGAAGTCAGTTCGCTATCACGCCACTCGCGCTCCGTATCTTCCTTAGTAGGCAAGGCAGTTGTTGCACTATCGATATAGGCTTGCACCTGCGTTTCGGACATTGGCAACAAGTTGCTCGGGATGAAGTACCCGGGGGCATCGTCATCGTAGGCATGGACTTCGTTGGTCTCGGGATTATGGAAATACTTCATGTGCGCAACTCCGACCAAACAGGATTAACTGGATTGCCAAGAATCACTGAATAGGTTGCTCCTGTCGGGACAATGAACGAGGCGTGATATGCAGACGTTGTCACAGTCACTCCACCGCAATTTGCAGATACCCCACCCGTTGTGATTGACACTTGGACCTGTATTGGTCGGCCCGTAGTGTTCGTATAAACGGTGCCAGAAACACGGTTGGCCGTGACGTTCTGCCAGGTCTGCCCATCACCTAGACCACGGGGCCTGGCTTCCAATGCTGAAACGTTTGCTGCCAAGCCAGCGACATCGATATTTCCCTGATTGACGGGAGCATTCCAGGCTTTGACACACCACATGACTGCCAGGTTGCGAGGTCGGGTCACACCGGCATATGTATCGTTGGAGGCAACCTGACCAGCACCCGACTGGATCGCAGAGTAAGCCAGTGGAACAGCATATGAGTAACCGGACTTCGAAATAACATCCATGCCAAAGAAGGCACCATCGTTACCACTCGCAGCGCCAATCCCCATGATCGCACTCAGTCCATTACTGTCAGCGTCATATACCGCCACCGATCCTTTTTGAAGACTGCCTAGCGTTCGCCCAGCATCCACCCCCCGCCCATGATCCCAACCCCGCAGAAACTCCCCCCGCGACTCCGGCAACCGGAAGTTCCCCGCGCCCTNNNCCCGGTGTTGAAGGTCGTGCCCAAATAAGCCGCCAGATCCGGATAGGTCGCGGCGCTC